AATATATAATAATAATAATAATAATAATAATAATAATAAATATAAATATAAATATATATAATTCATTTTAATATATCTATAATGCTTTATATTAAGTAATTTTAATTAATATATATAAATATATCATTTTTAATAAATCATTCTATTATGGGCTTTAAAATGAAAAGAAATGAATTGCAACTATTCTTTACATTCTTAAAAGATACATCATAAATAAAAATTCTTAATTGTTTTATTGACCCCACTATTGTAAATATACCACCAAATTTTACGCTATTACAAAAATTCTTAATTGTTTTTCATATATGGGTATATCAATTTTACTTAAAAATTTTACGCTACTATAAAAAATGTGTTATTATAAAGTAGAGGTAATGTTTATGGATATTTTTGATAAAGGAAGTGCGTATTACAAAAAGTCGATTAAAGTTTTCGAAAATTTAAAAGTCGGTTTAAAGTTAAAAGAGAGTTGCGAATTAGAAGGAATTTCGTATTCTTACTTAAATTCGAAATTAAAAGAAGGTGAAAACGATTTTAATAATGCGATAGATTCGAAAAAGGCTGATTTTTATATTTTATACTTAAAAGCAAAAAATGAAATGGAATTAGAATGTTTAAAAAATATTCGAGAAGCAAGTGCGAAAAACTGGGTTGCTTCTGCTTGGATTTTAGAAAGAACGATAAAAGAAAGATATTCACAACAATTTAATCAAAAAGTCCAAGAAGAACAAATTTCTATTTCTAGCGATATTCCAAACGATGAAAATTAGTTTATACTCTTTAACTGGAAAAGGTTACGAAAAGGGTTGGTGGAAAAATTGTAAATGTCGTTATCGTGCTTATAAAGGTGCAAGAAATACCAAAAAGTCCGTTGTAATCGAAGGTTATGAAATTTTAGATAAAATATTAGAAGACGAACGAAGAAATATATTAGTAATTCGACAAACTTTTTCTTCGTTAAAAACTTCTGTATTTAATACCTTATGTCAATTAATAAATAATTACGATATGTCTAATCGATATTATGTTTCTTTACAATCTCTATTCAAAATAAATAAAACTGAATTAACGATAACTAGAATAAAGACAGGTCAAGTAATTTTATTTCGTGGAATGGACGACCCTATGAAATTAACTTCTATTAGAGTTCAAAATGGTTTTTTAACTGATGTATATGTAGAAGAAGCATTTGAATTAGATAGTTGGGAAGATTTTAGAAAAGTCGATGGCTCTTTAAGATTACCCGAATATGCACCAAGTGATTTATTTATTCAAATTACTTTTTGTTTCAATGCTTGGAATAAAAAACATTTTCTCTACGATTTATTTTTTAAAGATAGATTAGAAGATGATGTCGAAAAGTTAGAATTAGATGAGATACAATATATCGATTACAAAAATGAAAATGATACAATAACTGGTGGTTATGGAAAAGGTGTTTATTTACATACTTCGACTTATAAAATAAACGAATTTAGAAATCACGATTACGACGAAGCAATGAAGACAATGAAAGAAAAGGCTTACGATATTTATTTAGTCGAAGGTCTTGGATGTTGGGGAAACACAACAGGTGCTACCTATAAACATTTTAGTGATAGTTGTATATTTACTTTACCTAATGACGAAAATTATTTTATTCAAAGAGTAGATAGATTTTGTATTGGTATAGATACTGGTTTATCAAATGGCGAAGGTAAAATCGTTTATGATAAAAATATGCGATATAAAAGTGCTACAACAATGGTTTTAGTTGGATTAACAAGAGATTGTAATACTTTAATTGCTTTCAATGAATATTTTTGGAGTAATCAAGGTTTAAAAGTTCCTAAAACTGAACCTCAAATTATGGATGAAATGATTTTAAAAATTCTCGAATGGAAAGATAAATATTGGTTTTTACAAAATAATACGATAAATGTTTTTGTAGATTGTGCTGATATTGGTTTTAGACAAGGCTTAGACCTTAAAGCAAGAGAATATCAACTTTATAATATTCGTTTCATTGGCTCAACTAAAATCAAAATACAAACAAGAGTTGATTTCATAAACTTAATTATGGCTTATGACAGTTTAAAAATTTCTTCTTATTGTCCTAACCTTATTAGAGAAATTAAAAACTCACAAAGGGGAGAAAATGGAGAACCTAGAGAAGACTTCGACGACCATACAATAAATGCGTGGGAGTATGCTTGGACTCCAATTATACAACAAATGCGACATTGGAAAACATTTAAAGAACATTAATTCTTAACAAATGATTAAAAAATTAGTAAAATAAAATTAAAATAAAAGGAATATACGATTATGGCAAGTATTTTAGAAGCATTAGAACAAAAAATCTTAAACACTGATGTAAAGCGTTTAAATGAAAATCCTTATGGAACTCGTTTAACATTTATTAACAACCAAGAAAAAATAAATGAATTTAAAGCAAATCAAAATGAAACTTGGTATATTGGAGATAGCAACGAACTAGGTAATTTTTATAGAACTGAAAGATTAGCTGATATTCCTAGCGATTTTATTTATCTCGATAATATTAGAAAATATTTTTGGGCTCAAGCAATAAATCAAAAGGAAGCAAATTTTAAAAAAGTTCATAGTGGATTACCACACGCAATAGTTCAAACTATCGTAAATAATATTGGAGATTTTAAAATTACTAGTGATAATAAAGATTTAGAATTAGCAATTAAAGATATATTAGAGTATAACAATTATTCGAATTTATTAAATCAAAGACAACTTCCATTAACTCTTGCTGTTGGAACAGGAGCAATGAAAATCATAATCGATAATAACTATAAATACCCTTTATGTGAATTTTATTCAGCAAAAGATTGTAAATTAGTTTATCAATATAATCAATTAGTAGGTATTATTTTTATAGACTATTATAAAGCTGATAATCAAAACTATGTTTTATACGATTGTCGTTTTATTCGTGGTGGTAATTCTTATATTCATTATGAATTATTTAAACTTAATAATAAAGAACCTAACATTGCTGATAGAGTCCCATTAACTGATATTGAATTTACTGCTAATTTAAAAGATGTTGTAATTCAAAATTATCATAAAGTTTTAGGAGAACCATCCATTTTCTTTAATGATTGTAAATTAAAGGGAAAAGGTCGTTCAATTTTTGATGGTGCTATTGATAGATTTGATGAACTCGACCAAGCGTTATCAATTAGTGGTAGAGCAATTAAAACATCTAGTCCAGTCGAATATTATAGAAGAGAAGCACTTGGAAGAGATAGTCAAGGAAACGCAACTTTACCAAGTCAATATGATAGAAACTATGTTGAATTAGAAGAAAATTACTCTAATGGAGATGGTAAATTATACGGAGCAAGTGTTTTTACAACTCAACCATCTATTAATACAACTCAATACGAAGAATATATTAACTTCCTTGTAAATATGATTTTAATTGGTCTTCTTTCTCCTGCTACTATGGGTTTTGAAATTTCAAGAAAAGATAACGCAGACGCACAAAGAGAAAAAGAAAAGATTACTCAATATTTAAGAAAAAATGTTATAGAAAGGGAAGTATCTTTTAATAAATCATTTATTACAAAATTATTAGAGATAACACAATATATGAATACAGGTGTTATTCAAGAAGATAAATTCAAAGATAGTTTTAGTGTTGTTTATGATGATTTCTATTCTCCAACTTTCGAACAAAGAATACAATATTTAGCAAGTGCTTTCGTAAGTGGTGCTATGAGTTCTAAAAAATATGTTGAAACCTTATGGGGCGATAAATTAACAACACAAGAAAGAGAAGAAGAAATTGCTTATTTAGATAAATTAAGACAACAAGATGATTTACATTTAGATGACTTTTTAGATATTCATGAAAACGATAAGAACGATACTGGATTCGAATTACCAAGACAAGAGCATTAAGGAAAATTATTATTTTCTAATTCAATGTAAAACATTACAAAAGTTATATACTTGTCTTAAAAATGATATAAAACTACAAAGAGCAATGAAAGAAATTGCTAGTGTTTTAAATTCAAAAAATATCGATACTACAATTAAAAAAAATTTCTTTAAATTATCGATTAAAACGATAGAAAAAGCACAAGAAATAAAAAGAAGTGGAGCAATTTTAATTCCGTTTGCTTTTATGAATCAAAGAAAAGTTTATGAAAAGACAAATAAAATCATAAGTGCTACATTAAGAAAAGAATATTCAAATAAAATCACAAGAGAAATCAAAGATTTTATGAAAGAGAATAGAAAAGATAATCATATTTTTTATTTAGTTTCTTCTCACGGAGACAGTGCTATTGACCATAGAGAATATCAAGGAAGAATGTATATTGATGAAAAAGCAAAATTAAATGGGGATGAAATGGAGCAAAAAAGACTCCATAACGCATATTTAAGTATTCAGTTTATTACTTCTAAACCTGTTTGGCTTATTACTCGACCTAATTGTAGGCATTATTTTATTGCTTTAACTTGGCAAGAAATAGAAGGTAAAACAACAGAAGAATTATTAAAAAAATATAATATGATTAGTTCCAAAGGAAAACAAGGAATGAAAACTATTAAACACGCAATAAATAAAGGTTGGTATAGTCAAGATAATATTATTGGAATAATAAACACTTATAAAAGAAGATTAATGTTCCATCAATTTTTAAGAATTAAAGATAAATCTAATATTGATATTGCTAATTCTATTGTAAAAGATAAGTTTTTAATTGATAAATGGACTAAATACTATAATGAACTCTATTAAAATATATACTTTGTATATATAAAAGAGAATTTTAAATAATTTTTACAATGCAATTACATTGCAGTGCATTGTATATGCATTGCATTACAATGTATTGCCTGTCAATTGCTAATTGATTATTGTTATTTGTTATTTGATTATTGTTTCTTGTAATCTAAATTAGTAAGAAAGAATACTTAAAAGAAATTAATAAAGAAAAGACCTTAAAGAAAACAATAAAGGTTTAATGGTTTCTATTTTATACTTTTATCTAATTATTACACAAAAGTTCAATAACTCTTTTAAATGGCTTTATTTAAACGATTTTTTATTTAGACTAGTATTTAATCATAAAATGCGTTTTCGTTTTGCTACGGCTTTAAAAAATACTTTAAAACTAATTTTAGATAGATTATAATAAAATTACTAAATATTGAAAGGGTAATATTCAATGGAAGAAGAAAACAAAGAAATTAAAATTGAGGAACAAAATGTAGATACTCAAACTACTAATGAGAACGAAACTCACGAAGCTGCTACAAACGAACCTATTACTGAACCAAAAGTAGAAGAAAAATTATTATCTCAAAGTGAAGTTAATGATTTTGTTGCTAAAAGAGTTAATGAAACTAAAAATAGTTTTTACAAAAGATATGGTGTAAGTAATCGTGATGAACTTGATGACCTTATTGGAAAGTGTCAAAGTTATGATGAAATGAAAGAAAGATACGATAATTTGAATAATGAAAATACTTCATTAAGACAACAACTTACTTTTATTAAAAATAACATTGAACCTAGTAGAGTTGATGATATTAAAATTTACTTTAAGGGAAAAGAGTTAGAATTAAATGAAGAAAATTTATTAAAAGAACTTGAAACGCACAATGAATGGGTCAAAAAAAATGCTAGCGTTGAACCATTAGGAGTAGAGCATATCGAAAAAAATAAAGTTGAAAGCGAACAAGAACGAATTAAAAGAATTTTTGGAATTGATTATTAGGAGAAAAGTTTAAATGAAATTAGAAGACTTAATCGTTGCTTTAACTGAAAAAGGACTTAAAGAAGAAGAAATCAAAGAAGAACTTTTAAAGTTAAAAGAAGAAATTGAAGAAAAATTAGAAGATAAAAAAGAAGAAACCGAAGAAGAGAAAGAAAAAAGAATTTTCGGTTTAAAATATTAATTTAAGGAGAAATAAAAATGGCTAATAATAATATTGCTTATATTGAGAAGACTTTACCTGGTATTATCGATAAAGTATTCGCAAGAGAAAGTTTAACAGAACCTTTAATTCAAGGTGGATTCAAATTAGATTTTACAGGTGCTAGAACAGTTAAGATTTTTAGATTAGAAGTTGGAAATCTTAAAAATTATAATCGTGGTGGTCACGGAGCAACTAACGAAGCAAGTGGAGTAAGAAGTTATTTAGAAACTTTTACTTTAACACAAGAAAGAAGTATTATCGTTGATGTCGATAAAATGGACGAATTAGATGACGGAGATACTATTTTTGGAACATTAGGTGTTGAAATTGGTAGAACAAAAGTTATTCCAGAATTTGACGCATATAGATTTTCAAAATTAGCAGCTGCTACATCAACAACTTTTGGAAATAGAGTTGAAGAAGATATTGCTGATAATAAAGTTATTGCTTCATTAAACGCTGCTTTAAAATGGTTTGATGAATGTAAAATTCCAATGGGAAATAGATTATGTTATGTTTCACCAGATGTTATGAACAAAATTCGTTCAACTGATGAACTTTACAAAAAATTATCTCAAAGTGAATACAAAGGTAAAGTTTCTTTCGAAATTTACAATTATAACGGAATGGAAATTATCGTTGTTCCAAGTGATGAATTCTATACTGATATCGTAATTGGAGATGGTTATGCTCCAAGTTCAACAAGTAAAGCAATTAACTTCCTTTGTGTTGATAAAACTTGTGTTGCTGTTGTTAAGAAATTAGACTTCACAAAAGTTTATTCTAGCGACCAAGTTGATTTAGGTTTCGCAGGTCATAGATTTATGAATGTCTATTACCACGATATCTTTGTTCCAGAAAATAAATTAACTGGTGTTTATTGTTCTGTAAGTGCTACAAAGACTGGTGCTGAATGTGGAGCATTAGTTAGAGCAAGTTTAGTAGCAGGTTCAACAGGTAAAACAAAACTTGATTATGCTACAACAGTTCCAGCAGGAATGTTAGTTGAAAAATGGTATGTAAGTTCAAGTGCATTATCAATTGGTGCTACTGCTAGTGGAACTGAAGTTGCTGTTGGTGGCGAATTTACACAAGGCACATCACACAATTACATTGTTGCTGCTGTCGATGGTAAAGTTGTTGCTATTAGTAAAGACCTTGGCACTGCTCTTCCAAAAGGTGCTTAATTACTAATTAAGTAAAAATAAAAATAGGACTAGAAATGGTCCTATTTTTTAATCTAAATTTAAGCAAGAAAAAAAGGTATATCGCCAGCCT